GCAGGGCCTGCCCACAACTGGCGGGTCTTTCCAGTCCCTCGCCATGAGGGGCGGAGTCTGTTCCTGACCGACAGCTGTGAATTCACCGGTGGTAACGGCATAGACAGGTTCGACAACCATCATTCCACCCTGATTGCATGCCGGCGAACCGCCGTTGCAGTCGAGCGTTCTGCTGGTATCAGCTTCGTATACGCCGCTGTGCGGATTGTCCGACAACATGGCATTGCTCTGATCTGCGCTGATGCCGAACACCAGAGGTACCTGATTACCGCCTGTACCCATTCGGGAAAGAAGCGTCTGACAGATACCGTCTTCTCTCAGCTTAATGCGGCTGTCCGTAGGATTGAACTCAATCGCCACACCTGGCGTAACACCGGCACGGAGCGTCGGACTCTCTTCCTCGCGGTAGCCGATGCTTCGGCTGTCAGCGCTGTGCTCGGTGCAGAAACCGGAAGCTCCCATGATGCAGGGCGGATGATGGGCTTCTGCCCGGAGGGTGGAGGTCATCTCACGGGTGACATCCATGCGGCTGCCGCCCTGATCGTTCAGGCAGAGGCCTGCCTCTCCAGCGCCTTCCTCAGTACCTCGGGCAGTTCCTTGCCTCGTTTCGCAGCGCGGCGGAGTATACCCTGACAGGCCCTCGGACTCAAAGAGTACCGATCCGGCACATTGTCCATCAAGATCGAGGACAGCAAATATACGTTTCCGTCTTTGTGCGACTCCCCAGCCCTTCGAGGCATCGAGGATTCGCCAGGCGAGAGAATAATTGTCTCCCAGGATCTCGCCGGCTGGCAGCCACTTGCCGCTGTCAGGCATAGGAACATCTGCTTTGGGGTCTTTGATGCGGATGAGGCTTTCGAGGACTTCCCGGAAGTCGTGCCCATTCGCCGAGGACAGGGCGCCCGGCACGTTTTCCCAGACAGCCCAGCGCGGGGATCGTCCATTGGTCTTGCACCTCATTTCTGTGATGATTCGGATTGCTTCGCGGAACAGACCGGAACGTGCACCGTCCAGTCCATTTCGCTTGCCGGCGATAGAAAGATCCTGACAGGGCGAACCGAAGGTGATGATGTCCACCGGCTCCAGATCGCCGCCGTTCAGTTTGCTGACATCGCCGTAATGCTTCATATCGGGCAGTCGCTTCTGCGTCACGCGCACGGGAAACGGCTCGATCTCAGACGCCCAGACGGGATGAATACCCGACTTGATGCCTGCCAGCGGAAAACCGCCGATACCGTCAAAAAGACTGCCCAATGTCAGTTGGTTCAAGGTGCGCTGCCTCCTTTCGGCTTTCGCCGCTTCCGGGAATTGCTGTCCTCGGCGGGCGGCGTTTCTTCTTGCTCAGGTGTATTTCCGTCAGCCTGCTGATCACTGTTCTCAGCCTGTGCAGCGGATGCCGCAGCGGCAAGGAAAGCAGTGATGCCGGCGAGGTTGACGGGGATCATATTGCCGTTGACAAGGTAGGCATTGCCGCCTTCTTCATCGGACATGGCGTTCATGTTCTCCAGTTCACGGATATCATTGGCGCTCATCCAGCCATTTTGCCTTGCAATGGCGTAGCCTTCCATGCGGCTCTTGTAGTCACCGCGCATCAGACCATCCAGATTGAACTGCACATAAAAGCGCCCCTTCTCCTTTTCAGAGAAAAGAGCGCGGTTGACTGCCTGTTCAATGCGGACCAGCCACGGGCGGATGGTATGGACAGCAAAGTCGATGGATTGGTGCTCGATATTGCTGAAGGTTGCTCTGTCCAGATCGCCAATCATGTGCGGAGGCACACGGAAGATGCGGCAGATTTCGGACACCTGGAACTTTCGGGTCTCCAGAAACTGGGCTTCGTTGTTCGGCAGGCTCAGAGGAACGAAGGTCATCCCTTCCTCCAGCACAGCAACACGGCTGGCGTTGGAGGAGCTTCCGTAGGCAGCGTTCCAGCTAGCTCTGAGTGCAGCCGGGTCTTTCACCGTGTTCGGATGCGTCAGGATGCCGCTGGGGCGTGCACCGTTGGAGAAGAACTTGCTTCCGTACTCCTCAGCGGCAATACCCAAACCGATAGCGGACTTTTCAAGTGCAATAGGGCTGTAACCCATGACACCGTCAAAGCCAAGCCCGGGAATGTGAAGCACATCCCTCGGTTCGAGCCGCCAGCGCTTGCCGTCGCTGGTTGTATAGGTGTAGGTCAGAAGACCTCCGGCATCCCGGTCAACTTCCATCTTGTCTGGAAGAAGCGGATACAGGCTGTCGATCTTGTCTCTGCCGGTGCGGATAATCTGGCAGTAGGCATTGCCGTACAGCAGCAGATGAGCCAGCATCGTTTCTCGAAGGATAAACGAAGTCATTTCCTTGTTGGGCTCGTCATGGATCAGTCGGTACAGCGGATGTTCCGGGGCTTTTCTGCTTCCGTTTTCTGTGGTTTCGTACACATGGAACGGCAGACTGGCAATGGTCTCAGCAATAACACGCACACAGGCGTAGACCGCAGACACCTGAATGGCAGAGGACGGATTTACCGCCTTGCCGGATGCGCTGGTGCCGAAATAGAAGGTCGGCGCTGAGGAAACAGCATCCGTAGGCTTGTCCCGTGCGCGAAACATGCGGGCAAATGGATTCTTCACAGTTCTCACTTCCTTTTACAGGCCACTTCCTGTCTTATGGTCATGGCAGTCCTTGCACAGCGGCTGCCAGTTGCTCCGATCCCAGAACAGAACAGGATCGCCGCGATGCGGAATGATATGGTCAACAACGGTTGCGGGCTTCAGCTTGCCTGTTTCTCTGCATTTGGCACAGAGCGGATTCTTTTTGAGGAACAGCGCCCGGGCAGAGCGCCATTTCCCGTCATAACCGCGTTCAGCAGCATTGCCGCGCATGCGGTCTGTACTGTATTCGGCATGTTCCCGGCAGTAGACACCCTTGTCGCAGAGATTGGGACAGCCGGGAAACCTGCAGGGTCTTTTCGGTTTTCTGGGCATAGACTCACCTCACAGTACCAGCAGCCCGCGATGGTTATACACCGAATCGCCGGTACTCAGGTTCTTCATCGCCCGGTCAAGCGCCATAACGAGCGCAACAGCGCCGTCCACCTTCTCAGTGGATTTTTCTTTATCCAGCTTGAGGTTGCCGGCAGGATCAGTTCGGACATAGGCGTTGTCCATGTTCCAGCGCAGAACCGGATGACCACCGTGTGCCAGCTTGTGTTCCAGCACAATGCGCATCAGTTCTTTAGTCGGGGGCGACATATCCTTGAAGCCCTGTCCGAAGGGAACCATCGTGAATCCATCGTCCTCCAGCGTCTGTACCATCATGGTCGCATTCCAGCGGTCATGAGCGATTTCGCGGATGTTATAGCGTTCGCCCAGCTGACAGATGAACTGCTCGATGAAACCGTAATGGACAACGTTTCCTTCGGTGGTTTTGATAAAGCCCATCCGCGCCCACTGGTCATACGGCACATGATCTCGCCGCACTCGCAGGGAGAGGGTATCCTCCGGGAGCCAGAAAAAAGGAAGAACCCAATAAGGCTCTTCCTCGGAGGTCGGCGGGAACACCAGCACCAGCGCTGTAAGGTCGGAGGTGCTGGAAAGGTCAAGTCCTGCATAGCACGGTCGGCCTTCCAGCCAATACGGGTCAACAGTCCGTCCGCATTCGTCCCATTTATCCATAGGCATCCAGCGAACGGACTGCTTAACCCACTGGTTGAGACGCAGCTGGCGGAACATGTTCTCATCAGCCGGCGTCTCCAGGGCTTTCCTGTACGCGTCCCGGACTTTATCTATAGAAATGGTTTCTCCGAGCGACGGGTTGGCCTTGTACCAGTTTTCTTCGCTTGTCCAGTCTGCTTCATCCGGCAGACCGAATATGACCGGGTAGAAACGAGGATCGACCTTGCGTCCCTCGATTATGTCCACGGCTTTTTGATGTACTTCCCAGCAGATGGAGTTTCGGTCGGTGCCTGCAGTCGTGAGGAAAAACCACAGCGGCTGCTTACGGGCGTCACCGGAGCCCTGCGTCATAACATCATAAAGAGCGCGGGTTGGCTGGGTGTGTAGCTCGTCAAAGATGCAGGCCGAAACGTTCAGACCATGCTTGGTGGCAACCTCGGAGGAAAGCACCTGATAGATGCTGCCAGTGGGCTGATACACCATGCGCTTGGTAGAAGGTATGATCTTAATGCGCTTCATGAGCGCCGGGGACTGCCTGACCATATCGACTGCAACATCGAATACGATGGCGGCCTGCTGGCGATCCGAAGCACAGGAGTACACTTCAGCCTTCCACTCATCATCATTGATGAGCATATTGAGGGCAAGCGCAGCACCAAGCTCGGACTTGCCATTTTTCTTGGGAATTTCGATGTAAGCGGTGTTGTACTGCCGCATGGTGGGGTCATCATCACGTACAGTACCAAATACATCGCGGATTACCTTCTCCTGCCAGGGAAGCAGTTCAAATGGCTTGCCGTGGAATTCGCCCTTTGTGTGCTTGAGCGCCTCAATAAAGCGCGTCACGCGCTGGGCTTTTCTTTCGTCAAACGCCACCTTACCAGCCTCCCTTCAGCAGGGATTCCATCGGATCGTCCGAAGCGGCATCGTCCTTGCCGCCGCCATTGGCGATAATACGTGCGCGGGTGGCGGGCGTCAGTCCGAATTCCGAGCAGAAACTCTGCATGATCTTGAGGTTTTGCTGGGCAATGCTGACCTGCGGTACCTGCTGTACATAGCCCGAAGGCGTCTGGAAGATGGAACCGTGCTGGGAAATGAACTCTTCAGCTTCCTTCCATCTGGCGTATGCCTGACAGTAGCCGGCGAAGGCGGTCAGGTCTGCCTGTGTCAGCACGCCCATCGCTTCAAGGGAGGGAGCCAGCCGCTTCCATTCCTTTTTGGCTTCCGGTTCCAGCCATGTCGGGCATTTGACTGTACCCTTGGGCGGGACCGGCTCATGTTCGTTGATCGGGCGCTTGCCCGGATTGCCTTCCAGCAGCTTCAATGCTGTAGGCTTGGGCTTTCTGCCCCGTGTAGCCATCTGGCACACCTCCCTTCTGAAAGAATAGGCACATTATTAAGCGGTCACTTCGCTGTATGTGAGTTCGCAGCCGTCACGAAGCACTTTCACGCCATCCGCACCGACAGAATCTACATAACGCTGAACGATCACGCTGGCATATCGGGGATCAAGCTCCATCGTGCGGCAGATACGGTCTGTCTGCTCACAGGCCATGAGCGTACTGCCGCTGCCGCCGAACAGATCCATCACCACACCGTTGGGTGCGGAACTGTTCTTGATGGGATAAGCCAGAAGCGGGATCGGCTTCATGGTTGGGTGTTCCTTGGAATGCTTCGGCTTATCGAAGTTCCAGATTGTGGTCTGCTTGCGGTCGGAAAACCAGCGGTGCTTGCCGTTGGGCATCCAGCCGAAGAGTACCGGCTCATGCTGCCACTGATAGGGACTTCTGCCCAGGACAAGAGAGTTCTTGACCCAGATGCATACGCCGCTGATGTGGAAGCCGGCTTCCTTGAATGCTCTGCGGAAGTTGAGTCCTTCAGTATCGGCATGGAAGATATAGGCAGAGCCGCCTTCCGCCATATGAGCAGCCATATTGCGAAATGCGGCCAGCAGAAATTCATAGAACTTTTCGTCTGCCATGCTGTCATTCTGGATGGATTTGCCGTCAGCAGATTCATACGCCACATTGTAGGGCGGATCGGTCACAACCAGGTTGGCTTTCAAACCATCCATCAGAAGATCGACATGATCGGGGTTGGTGCTGTCACCGCAGACCATCCTGTGCCTGCCCAGCGTCCAGACATCGCCCGGCTGAACAAAGGGCTGCATGGCTTCCGGGTCGATATCGCAGTCATCGTCTTTGACGTTCTTATCATGGACCTTGGAGAAAAGATCATCGACCTCAGCGGCATCAAAGCCGGTAGCGCCCACATCGTAGCCGGACAGCTGAAGATCCTGCAGAAGATCTGCCAGTGCCTTGGGCTCCCATTCGCCGACAGCCTTGTTCAGTGCAACATTGAGCGCCTTTTCGTCCTGCGGGTTCTCGATATGGACAACAACGCAGTCGATTTCCGTCACGCCTTCAGACTTGAGCACTTTGTAGCGCTGGTGACCGCCGACGATATTGCCGGTGACCTCGTTCCAGATGACGGGATCGACATAGCCGAAATCGTGCAGACTTCGCTTGATTTTTTCGTAGGCAGGGTCGCCCGGTTTGAGGTCTTTCCGGGGATTGTATTTTGCGGGTTTCAGCTTATCAACGCTGATCCGCTGAAGATTCATCTGAGTGTTCATTTTTACTCCTTTCCACCTGAAATGAGAGCAATAATCTGGGACCTCTGCGCGGATTTGAACCGCGATCTGCCGCGTATGAGACGGCGATTCTGCCGGTTGAACTACAGAGGCATGCATCAGCGCCAAAAACGGCGCTTTTTCTGTTTTTGGGGCAAATACCCCGGGCCCCGAATTTCGCGGAATTTCACGCGAGAGGGGGCGGCGGTCGCTTACCCGTCATGCCCAGGGATCTGATCCCCCCTAGGGGTCGCACACTTCTTCACGGCGAAGCGGGAAAGCCGACCTCGGCAGTCGGGGTTGCCAGCCCCAAGGCTGTGCCTCGGCGGG